TTGCTCTGCTTCAATGAACGCTTGAGTATTTGTCGTGAGTTGCAAAGTATTTCTCCTCAGAAATATTTAGGCTACTTCTTTATAGATAGTGCCTGTTTTAATTTTAGACTTGTACGTCGAATTTTTTATAGACATCAGCTTTTACTTTAGCCATATAGTCCATCTGCTCTTTAGTTGTCGCTCCAAATAGTAATGACTTCTCAGGACGTTGTAGGCCTTGATCTGGCATTACGTTAGCAGGAATAGACACACTACCGTTTGTGACGTTAGGTGCTGCTGCTTGTTGTACTTGGAACAGTTGTAATGCTGCTGCTGGGCTTCGTTGCGAGAGCCCTTGTAAGTCTTGGACAGACATGCCTAGTTCAGCTGCTTTGTTAGCAACCACTTCCTGTGTCTTGTCTCCAAACTTATTGTTAAGTGCGAGGCTCACTGAGTCTTCATTAGCATTAGCTATAGTTGCAGCTGCTTGCTGTTGAGTGTGAGTTTGTAGTAGGTTCAACACACCTGCTTCATCTAGTCCACTTACCTGAGGGGTCACCTGAGGGGTTTCTTGAGGAGCTTGTTGTGTTGATAGTCGAGCTACGACATCTTCTACAGCTTCTGACTTAGCAAGCTGTTCCTTTAACGCTGCAATCTCCACATCCTTAGCATCAGACTGAGCTTTCAACTCAGGGATGTACGCTTGTGAATGTGCTAGAGCGTCTAGGGCCTTAGGAACGTTGTCGTATTTCTGCTCTCCACTCTCATTCTTAATCGTACTTAACTGGTGTGTAAAAGCAGAAGTCTGAGGAGGAATTGTTTCAGGGGTTGCCTGAGGATTAGTATTGAATGCGTTATTATCAGTAGTCATACTTGGTGAGTAGCCTATTGTAGTTGTGTTAGTAGTAGGTGGTAGTCACCTAATTCTTATATGTCTAATATATTTCTTATATACTTATATATACTAGAAAATACGGGTTTTTCCCCCTACTAATTATCTAGCAGGGAGCTTATTTCTTTAAGCGCTCTATGATAACCTACCATGTCCGCTTGTAGATAAGTCCAGTTAGGAGTGTCATATTGCTCCTTACTAGTGTTAAATGAGGAGACTGTCTTAGCCTCACATATCTCTTTAAGTCTCTTACGTACAACTGTAGCAGACTTGAAGGCTGACTTAATGTCAACCTTCCTCTGTTCATCCTCTACACCTGCTGTCCATGTTGTCTTCATATTAACCTACTGGGGGTGCTGTGTCTTGAACAAGTGCATCTTCCTGCACTCTACCTGCGGTACTAGCTGTCTCCTGCTGCTCAAACACTGCTATGTTAGGCGAGAAGATGTTATAGCCACTAAGTCCTGTTACGTCATTAACAAAGTCTGTAAGAGCTACAGCAGACGTGTGAGGAGCTATTAGGTTAGCTATAGGAGAGTTGAAGATCCCTATTAGGTTCTGTAAGTCCTGTGCTTGCTTAGAGAAGTGCCTAGCTCCTACTGGGCGTATAAGACCGTTAGCTGTTATGTCATCTCTGGTGATAGACATAAACTCTGTAATACCTAGCTCAGTGTTCTTGATACGTACAATGTCACTACCATCTAGGTTACGTCTAGCAGTCTCTAACATATCGTTAAGGAGGGGCTCTAAGAGGTTTATCTCAAAGTTAGTCACCTTCTCTTGGAAGATACGACCAGCTGCATTAGACAACGTCTGTACTTCTAAGGCTGTCTTCTCCCCCGGTGTCCTAACACCCATAGCTTCACGAGGAGCACCTGCATACAGCTCCATACGGTCTTCTATGGACTGCATCTCACTAGCTGCTGCCATAATACCATTGAGGTTTTTACCTAGCTCTTGTACATCACCATTCTCATCAATACTTATCTCAACTCCCGGCCCCCATACAAACTCCTCTACCTCTCCTATAACCTTGAGTGGTGGATGAACTGTTAAGTCCATAGCATCAGCCTTGAGGTTCTCTAGGTGATCTAGTCGATACTGAAGCCCTACAAGGTTGTCTAGTGGCCCCATAGCATACAGGTTGTCTGGTCTGAATCTCCAGCCTACGTGACGTATAGGAGCCCCTGAGAACCATGTTGGTATCTGAGTGTTCCTAACTGTATGTGATCTGTCTACAATAGTGATTAGACGTTCTGTCTGTAGCTCACCAGTGTTAGTGTCATGGTAGTCTCCAAAGAACTCCAATATCTCTACATAGTCACTCATGTAGTACTCATGTATAGAACCAAAGCCATCTGCTTCATACGCTACAGACTTCTCGAAGTCCTCTATGCTATGACCTCCAGCAAGGTTCTTAATCTCCTCTCTACGCTGTAAAGCATCTGACCAGAACCTGTTCTCTACCTCAGTAGCTGCAAGCTTCTTAAGATCTCCTATGGTCTTGATAGATCTAACTATCTTAAACGTCTGATCAAAGGACTTAGCTGTTGGATTGAACACTATGTCATCAAAGCTTATACGAGTAGCTACTGGGCCTACGTAACTAGGAGTGGTACTTCCATCTTCCATCTCTTTGTAGCGTGACTCAAAGCCACTAGTCACAAAGGCATTACCTGTATCTATGTAGTCGTATACAAGCTTACTTACCTCTGTCCTAAACTTAGTCTCTCTCACCTTGTTAGACATATAGGCCTTAATAGCCTTAGCCTTCTTCTTAACCTCGTCCTCTTGACTATACCCCTGCCACTGTAACCAGTCATCGTTAGGGAACAGACTACTGATGTAGTTGGAGTGTAGGTTGTCTCTTATTTGACATAGCTTAGGAATGGTTGTAGAGTTCTTCCAAGGCAATGCACTGTTAGAGGTTGTTGACGTATCAGTAGCGAAGATGTAAGAGTTAAGCTCTCTCAGCTCCTCCATCTTACCACTGCGTTGGTGGTTGAACTTGTCCCACAAGTCACTTATCCAAGCGGCTGAAGCATCAGCTCCTGTGGCAGCTTGAATCTCTGCTATACTATCTGACATACTCTATGTTCCTGTTGTCTATTTCCATTCAACACCGCCGAAGCGCGAATTAGTTTTAACTGCTGACCCTAGGAAGTCAGACATGCTGTTCCTAGATGATTGTCTTGGAGCTATAGCAATATCTACTGCTGAAGCTAAACTATCCTTTATATCGTCCGTTGCAGGCCTAGCTTTAATAAGCTCTTCCTCTAGTTGGGAAGTCCAGCCTCCCTCTAGGTGCCACATCTGTAGCCCTTCATATCTATGTTCTAGTGAGGATGCTATACGTTCCTCCTTAGTCCCTTCAACCTTAGAAGGCCTAAACTCATCTATAGGGAGAGACATACCCTCCTTCTTGATGTGCTCTTTAATACCGTTTACAATAACTGTCTGAGCCACTGTAACCTCTGCCCTAAGCTTATTGAACCTCCACTTAGAATGTAGGTCAGCTATATGCTGGAAGTAGATGTGAACCTTGTCAGCCTTAAACCTATCAATGTCTAGGACGTATATGTTCTTGTCACAGTCAATGCCTATAACTACTATAGCTGTAAAGTCAGCGGTCTTCCTTAAGCTGAAGGCAAAGTCAATTGCTGCATAGATGTTAAGGCGCTTACCATTGTATGCCCAAGTACTCCCGTTCTTCTTAAGGAACCTAGGGTTGTAGTATTGGAACTTATCCTTGCTTATACGCTCAGAGCCCGGATCGTTAGGGTCATTATAATACTGGGCAAAGAACTGCACTCTATCACTATACTCTGCTCTTATACGTGCCAGTGATCTCTGGTCAAAGCCAAAAGCCTTTCCGTCGCTTCTGACTGCTCTAGGCCATGTGAACACTCCGTCCTTCTCAACCACATACTCCTGACACTCCCACACAGGCTTCTGGTCAATGAACAGGCCATCATTATCGTAATCATCAAAAAACTGTTCTCTCCATGTTTGGTATATGTCTGAGGGGTGGTAGCGTGTACCACAAGCCATTGTAAAGCCCCCAGTATTACGTATAGAGGTGAACTGACTACTCTTCCTAGAGACACTCTCACGTCCGTCCTCAGTGTATGCATTCTCTGGTACAACCAAATCATCTGCTACTACTATGTCAGCATGCCAACCAGTTGTGTTGGTCGTAAGGCCTGCTGTAGCTATAGTAGCGTCTCGTATACCTTCCTCTTTACGCTTAACATGATCTATAGTCATCTTCATAGCTGACCACTTCTCACGCTTACCTTCCTGAGGGTTTATATACTCAGGGAAGAAGCGCATGTATACGCCACTCCCTAAGATGTTCTGTATAGCATAGAGCTGAGTTTGGGCTAGCTCTGACGTTGCTGATACGTACAGCATAGTAACTTCTGGATGGTTTGTTATTATCCAAGCACACCACGTTGCTATCATGTGAGACTTTAGGTGGGCTCGTGCTAGCATAATGAGTTTGTTGCTGGTGTGGGCTTCTCCACGTCCAAACAACTCATACTCTTGCATCCACCTAAAGATCTCGAAGTGTACAGACCCATACATGTAGCCGGGGTTTACTAACCTAGCAAAGTAGCTAAGGTCAGCCATAGCTTGCTCCCTAACTTCCTTAGCCTTCTCTGGCATACGGTCTAGTCGTACCTTAGCGTCTAGTAGCCAATCATCACTCATACTCTTACCTGTTGGTTGGAATCATTCTCACTACGTCACCAGTGAACTCGTCATCTAATGCTGCCTGCTGTCGCTCCTCTTTGAGCTTCTCAGACTTACTAGGCCTACCTGCTGTCCTCTTGTCCCAGCCTTTGTCAGCTAACCACTTACACGCTTGGAAGCCACCGTCAGAGGCTGTCATGTCAATGATACCTCTGATAGCTTGGGAACGTAAGCTAAGTTCTAGCTCCTCTCTCCACTCAGCGAAGTGCTTAGTCATTAGCTTGTTCTTATTGAGACGTTGCCAGTGAGACCAACCTAGTAGGTAGGTGTTAGCAAACTCATACTCAGTCACGTCCTCAAGCTCTAGGAAGAGCTTCTTGAGGCTAGGGTAGAGTACGCCCTTATGTTCATGGTCATCGTCCTTGAGAGTGTATACAGCCTTCTCTGTGTCATACCCATTCTCTAGGAATAGACTCTGTGTCATAGGACGACCTGATGTGTCCTTAAATCGTTTCTTATCTATCTTCATATAACCTCTTGGCCTTGTAGATCTAGACTCCTACAGGAGCCATGTAGCAACCGGAGTTGATGTAGTTAAGAGCAGAGGGAGTATTTACAAAATCAGCTACCATAAACTCTGCCATGTCAATGACGCAAGGGAAAGACGTAGGTACGATATAGAGGCTAACTCCAGAAGCTGTTGAGTTCTCTGAGATCCCAACTGCACATGTCCACATAGTAGGGTCATCTGGGTCTTGCTTTGCCACCCCTATATAACCGCTCCCACCACCAAAAGTAATGCTAGCAGAGCCTGACGTGACCCTAAAGTGGAGGCTCCCAACCGTAATCTTAGTCGCATTTGGATTCAACGCGGTTCCCGGCCATTTTGCGTATGTAGTAGCCGCATTAGTAATAGTCAGTCTATGATACTTGGGGCCAAGTATACCCCCTGTCACAGCAACTGTAGGCACAGTCCCTAAGTTAGTGAGGAACCCAACGCCACTCGAGCCGTGGAAGGCCTCCCCAATGTAGTTAGTTGAAGCTTTGGGTATCTTAGCTGTACGCATTGGCATACGGAAAGATGCTACGTTTGTCAGTCCACCACCAAACCCATTCACAGACAAGACACTATTTACATATACATTTTCAGTTGAGCTGTTCAACTGCTCTACACAGTTCTCTCCGTGTATATAAGAGTCAGCATCTTTGATAATGTCTAGTGTACCTGTGTTGTTATCTACTCGCACATTATCAAGGAGTAGGTGAGAGTTATTCAGCTCAATGTTATACACGTAGCTATTACGGATAGAGGCAGTCTTAACCCCATCAAATCTATAGTCCCTTGGAGTCTGCGCACTCATACCATCTATGGGGATAGCAGCACCACCGGCATTACCTTCCACCCAACAGTCTGTTATCGTGATAGGGACAAAGAGGGACTGAGCACCTGTATAGTTTATAAATACACCGAACCCTGCATTACCCTCTATAATAGTATTGTTTAAGTAGAGGTTTCCTGCACCACCTGTATCGCCTTTATAATAGAGGCCAGCGTAGGTAGAGGTCTGGAAGTGGCAATTAAAGTAGGAGTCTGCAAATGAGTGTTGTGGCACCCCTGTAGATTTAGCATACACCCCATATACGTTACCAGCAAAAGAACAGTTGTAGAAGCGGTTCCCTATGTTGCCCGTCTCTTTGTAAAAGCCTTTGTCACAGAACTGGATGCTTACAGTGTCAAACACCCACCGCCCACCGTTAGCAGAGTCACCATCCTCACCGATTGAAACACCTACTATTCCTGTAGTACCTCCATCACTTCTCCCGTTAATACGGATGTTTGTTATCTTAGCAAAGTCCCAGTTATCATTAAGTCTGTGACCAATTAGACCTAGCACTGTGGCATTTGAGTTAGCATGCGACCTTAGTTCTGCCCCATCTGACTGAATCTCCCGACTCCAGCCTGATAGGTTAACCCTATAGTTAGACTTTGGAATCCAGAGACCAGTCTCTTTTGTCCCTGCATTGTGCGCTGCCATAAAGGAGGCTGAGTCATTTGTGGCATCATCCCCCTTGGCCCCATACTGCTTAACGTTAATTACGCCGTTAGTGTGTTGTAGTACAGCCACATCCCCATTTGACTTTAGGTGGTCACCTAGGTCGTCAGGAACACCCCCAAACCCACCTGAGCTGTCTATCAAGTACGTGGCTCCAGCTCCATCCCCTGCTGCATAGTAACCAGCTGTACTTACTAGGTCTCCTACCTGCAAGGACGAGTCTGCAACCATGTCTGCTACTGTCCCAAGTGTGTTACCTGCTACTTGATCTCTTGCTAATTCTGTACTCATTTACTTATCTCCAAAGTATTCTTTAGTTGGGAATATCCCCTTGAACTCGTTCTTATCTCTATCATAGCGCGGTTAACACCCTGAACTTAAATCTATCTGTTGCGTTTGGTGTATTAACCAAGGTGATACTAGAGGTTGTTGTCTCTAGGTAGTCTTCTGTAATGTCAAGGAGAAGTCCATTCCTAAATACCTCTAAGTGCAGCCCGTCCGTGTCATACAGGAAGGTTGTGAGGGTAAACACCTTGGATACAGCTGCGGAGCCAAGTTGACGCTCTATGACGAATGCTGTGATGAGGGAGTTTAAGTAGTCCTTCAAGTTAACACTGACACCACCATCTGAGTGTGAAATGGCATCTGTAGTAGTTACGCTGTTAGTTGTGGTGATGTTAGTTATAAACGTCAGAGTGTCTTCATCATGGATGGGAGCTATCCAAGTGACTGTACTAGAGGAGGTCTCCTGATAGTCTACGCCCTTGGTCTGGAATACCCCATTCCTATATACGTACAGATTACCAACATCTACTGTATAGGTGATGCCACTTAAAGTGGTGAGGGAACCAACTGTATTGTCACCGTACTGAACCTCCCTCTGAGATACTATCAGTCCATCATGGCCTATGTTAATGGCACTCTGTAGTTGGTTTAATGTGGCTGGCTCACTTCCAGTTATCGCATCTACTAGGTTTAGTAAACGTTGAGAGTTAACATCAATATCTACTTCTAGTTGGTTAGCCCCTGTTACGCCATCACGTCTCAAGACATTATCATTCAATTCAGCTTCGATAGCTTCGAAGTTAGCATTCAAGGCTGTACGCTTAAACCCACTTCCTACATTACTTAGACTTATAGTCATAATACTTTTCCTTTAGAGGTATGGAGACGAACCCACACTGTTACGTCTTTGCTACTAGCTTCGCCAATAGTCTTTTTAAACTAAACTCCTAATATGACTCCTTACGTGAGGAGAAGCTAACCAGAAGCTCTCGTCAGCGTAGCTGACTATGTGATTGGGACTTAGTACAGCTTAGTATATACAGGGAGGAGGACTGAGCATAATCCAAACAGGGGCTTTAGCTACAAGTCAGACACTGCTAATTTTGGCTAGAAAATTATTAGCTGTAAGTCAGACACTGCTAATTTTGCTTAGAAAATTATTGGTTACAATGCATAAGTATAACAAGTATC